AATCTTTTGGGCACAATGTCATTCTTTTTCATGTAATCCCAGTTGCACATGAAATCTGTGCCACCACCACCTGTGATTTGATACTGACTGATGTCACCGTCATTGGGACCATAATCTTGTTCATTGTACACTTCAGTGTCAAAAGTCCAAACTTTTATTCTGTAATCTTTGTATTGATCCATGATGGATTTGATTTCGCTCAAAAACACTGTCAATTGTTTTTCACTGATGGATCCGCTGGCATCAATAGCCACAGCAACATCTATGGTTTGTTCAAACTGAGAACCTGGCAATACCACACCTGAATGCCATCCTTTGCGGCTGGGTCTCATGAAACTGTAATCACTTTTGATGGTGCTTTGAATTTGTGTTTGCAGTATTTCTCTCCAATTCATTTTGGGATTGGTCATGCTCTGCACAATTCTTTCTACCTCTTTGGGCAGATTGCCAGCACCTGCTGCCTGAGCAGATTGCAGTATGGAATCTTTGATTTCGTCTCTGATTTTTCTCAATTCTTCTTTGCTGAATACGGGTTTATTTTGTTTGCCACCGTCTTTGTTATCTTTGTTGTCTTTGCCACCACCATTGCTTGGATCATCAGTCCAATCCAAATGTTCATCCAACAGTTGCCCCAATTTTTGCAATTGTTTTTCGTCATATTTTTTATAAATTTCATCATACACTTTTTCTGAACTCCATCCTTCATATTTAAAATCTTGGAATATGGGAATGTCTTTGGGTTTTTCACCAATGTTGTCTCTCACCAATGTGTTGTTCACGATGTAATCACAAGCCACATTATATATTTGTCTATCTCTTTGTTCAGTTCTACCAATGTGATCAAACACACAATGCAGTATTTCATGTGCTATCACGAATTCAATTTCTCTTGCAGAAAGTTTGCTGAAAAACTTGGTGTTGTAATAAAGATTTTTGCCATCAGTGGCTGCTGTGGGACACCAATCATCACATTCTTGAATGCCCAATCTAGTGGCCATGTTGCCAAAGAAAGGATGTCTCAACAACAGTCCTACTCTGGCCACGATGATTTTATCCAACACTTCTTGTTGTAGTTTGTTTAATTTTTCTTGCTGTTTTGTGCTCATAATTCTTTCAAAGTACATGGGGCACTTTGCAGTGCCCCATGAAGGTTACTCTTTGGAAGTGACCTTTTGTGCGGCAATAACGTACTTGCCGTACTTTTCATGAAACTCATCGAAACATTTAATAGAGTCTGGATCAATCGGTAATTGATATTGAGTGAGAGCAAGTTTAATGCCCATCACCACAATTTCAGTATCGAAGTTATCCATAGCAAATCTAAGAAACTTATTGACTTTGTCATTAAACTTCTTATCTTTCTTATCACATGCATCTTTCAGTTCGTAGCAAAGGGAGACCGTCAAGGAATACATGGCACTGATTTCTTTGGTCTTCATTTTTTCTACCTTCCCTGACAGGATGTCAGATGGATTTGGTAGGTCCTTAGCCACTTTTCTGTGAGCCATGAATTTTACTGCCAGTCCTTCGCCCACTGCTCCGCTCACTAGATCTGCTGTGGTGCTCTCGTCTAATTCGTCAGATAATAATTCACTGACGAATGCCCAAGATCTGGGAGTTGCGAATGATCTGCCTGAACTCTTAGGTTCAAAATCGTATAAATCTTTTTTACTGAATGTCAAAAAACCCACCACATCTTTGTGTATGTTGTGTTGCACAGCCCATTGAAACCAGTCATCAAAATCCACTTTCATTTCTATATGGATAAATCTGTTGGCCAAAGGTGCAGGCATTCTGTATGTGATACCTCTGTCCGCTTCTCTGTTACCAGCGGCAATAATAACCACATTGTCAGGCAGCCTGTATGTGCCCACTCTTCTGTTTAGGATCAATTGATATGCTGCCGCTTGAACTGATGGAGCGGCTGAATTCATTTCATCCAAAAACAATATGATTCTTTTGTGTTTTTTAGAAAATTCTTCTGTGGGTAATTCACTGGGTGATGCCCAGATCATATTATTTTCTTTGGCATTGTAGTAGGGTATGCCTTTGATATCTGTGGGTTCCCACAGGCTCAATCTAATGTCTATCACATGAGCATCAATGGTTTGAGCAATTTGATGCACAATGTCTGATTTACCAATACCAGGTGCTCCCCATAAAAATAATGGACGTTTTTTGTTGATTGCGTGTGTTATACTGCTTTTAGCATTGTTGGGACTGATCTGTCTAACTGCTAAACTTTCTTTGTCTGCTTTGGCCATGTTGTACTCCTTTTGTGTTTGTTTCAGTGCCTTAGTGTTATATACATAATAGCATCTGTGGAAAAAGAAGTCAACTGGATTTGAATCAAAAAAGTCATTGAAATCAACAACTTAGAATGCTTGATAATTGTGGATATCTTTAGTGTTCAAAGGGTCTATTCATGGCTTTAAGCAAGCCATATTTGCGTATGTCACCTGAAAATAAGTGAAGTTCCATGGCCTTCTTTTCATTGGTCACAATGATGCCATCAGCAGCCAAATAGTATGGACAATCTATAAATTTGTCTAAAAATATCAACACCTGTGTGGTGATGGTGAATTCCTGTGGAAAAGGCACATCATAAGTCTGTAACTCCAGTCTTTCCTGAACAAATTTAAGACCTTCTTCTGTGAGTCGCAATCCACCTTCTGCTTTCACACGACTGTTGCGCCACCATATGGGTAGATATTCTTTCATGGTGTTTTCATTGACGGAAATATTTGCCTGTTGAAGGAAAATTTTAGTGTAGGTGGTTTTCCAGTCCATTATTTTTCGGTTACTGTTTCACCTTGTGTGAGTTTGACCACGGTGAAATCCTGCACATTGAAAAGAGTGTTGAGTTTCTTGGCAAGATTGAAGGCATGTCCCGGATTAGAGAAAGAAACTTTCTTGTATTTGGGACCTGGATAATTGGTGGTCATGTTGGATGATTTAAGATTGAATGGTTTGTTTTTGTAAAACACTGCCCAGATGGCTTCTGCGTCCAAAACTTGTTCGGACTTGTAGTCTTTCTTGTTGACGTTCTCCAAAAGAACTGTAGGCTTGGGTCTACTCATGTTTTCCTTGTGATATGAGTTAAGCACGTATATTTATGTCTTTTGGTAAGATATTTTTTTTGGTACAGTGGTGATGACACCACAAATCTGTGTTAAAACAGGGTGTAAAACAGCACACACACCAGTGCAATTGTAGACATCAAACTGATGCCAAGCAAGGGAAAAAACGCCTTTAATTTGAATCTAATCCACATGTTTTTGCCCTCTTCTTGGAAATATTCCGGAGCAGTCATGTAAGGATTAAAATGGTTGTTGGGCAGATTGGTGGAGGCTATTTGTTCTATTTCTCTGTCAGAGATGCTCACAGTTTGCCTCCATCCATTTGTATCTGAATGGTTTCTTCTTTGTCTTTTTTGGTCAACAGTTGTTCATAATCACCTGCCAATCTGCTCATCACAATGCCCAATGTGTAGGCCACATTTTTGGCAGTGGTGATGTCAATTTTTACTTCTTTTTGCTTGCTTTGATCAGCCGCTTTGATCTGTTGTATCAATTGTTGGATGGGTGCTGTGTTGATGGGTGTGTTACTCATTTGTGGTGTGTCCTTCCTGTTTGTTGGCACTGCTGAGTTCTTGTTTCATTTCCAGCAGTGTTTTGAATGGTCCTTTGTTGGGATATCTGTCTATGGTGAGCAGTTTGGGACAGAAACTTTTGACCCAACCTTTTTCAAATTTAATAATATAATATCCAGCACAGTACAATGATTTGGATTTTTTACTTTTGGTGAACAATGGCAATTTTTTTTGCACATCAAACACAGGATTACAAGGTTCAAATTTAGTGGGATATCCATACACTGTTTTGGAATCCACAGTGGGTTCTTGCTGTATGGTAACTGTGGAATTTCCCCATAACCAATCACCTTTAAATTCTTGTTGTAATTGTTGTTCATTGTCAAACATTTTTGTACCAGTGGCACAACTGAACATGTATCTGTGATCTTCTTGACGACACAGTGTGCCTAATTTAATGCCTTCAGATTCCAGTATCCAAAATTTACCGTCCAGGATGGGTTTAGCAATCACTGTCATGCTGTGACCTCTTCTGTCGTTTTGTATTTGGCATTCAATGGTTCTGCATAACTTTGTGCTTGGTCCACTATTCTTTGCATGTCCCATTTGGCACAGAATTTTATCAATTTGATTCCCACTTGCTCCACTGCCTTTGGTTGGGCTGCTTGTGATACAGTTTCAGCCATGATTTGTTTGATTTCATCTGGTTGTGCTCGCAAATCACACAGTATCACGTTTCTGTTGTAATCATCCAATACTCTGTGTTCCACACCTTCGTGATCCAACCATCGTTGCAACATCATGTTGTTCCAATTGAATCCTTTGTTCTTTCTATCTTCATATGCTTCACGCAGACCCACTTTGGTCTTGGTACCTTTGGTTCTCACTCCTGGAAAAGCAGAAAATATATTGTCTGTGCTGTCTCCACGCACACATTTTTCAAACAATTGCCATTCTGGCTCCGGCGCTGCTTTGTTTTCACCTGTTTTGTTGTCTTTCACAGCATTGCCTTTTCGATCAAAGTACCCTTCTTGAGTAATGGTCACTTCTGTGACACCATTGTACTGTTTCACATTGGCAGCAATCAATTGTGCAAAATCACTGTCTGTACTAATAATCACATGCTGATCTTTGGGATGAGCTTGTATCCAAGCAGAGATCAAATCATCTGCTTCCAGTCTTGGATTTTGCAACACTGTGCAATTGGTTTTGTTCTGTATGAATTCTTTGAAATTGTCAAAAGTTTCCCAAAATACTGTTTCTTCTTCTTTTTCTTTGGCAGTGAGTGCTGCACGTGCATCCGATCTGTTGCGTTTGTAAGGTGCGTAAAAATCTTTGCGCCAACTGCGTCCTTCCAAACAGAATACCACGTGATCACCACGAAAGTCTTTCCATACTTTTCTTACACCATTTAAAGTGATGTGCAGAGCCATGCCTATTTTTTCCGCCACATCTCCATTGGTCACATGGCGTGATCTAAAAAACACATTGGCTAAATCCACAAGTAAGTACGTCATTAACTGATTTCTGATCTGTCTTTTCCTAATTTATTAACATTGATATAGCCAGCACCACGTGTGGCATCTTGTCCTTGTTCCTGCAACACATTTCTAGTGACTTCTCTAAACCAACCTTCCACTATTTCTTCATTGGTTTCACCTTTGTATCCTGCTGTGATCAGTTCTTCTATAAAAGCATTGTTCCAGTCCAGTTCGAAGAAACCATTCCTAATGTTGTCTTTGTTCAGATGTGTCTCCAACACTGCCACCCAAGGTTTACCTGCTTTGGTTGCCGCTTCTTTCTCACGCAATAATGCTTGATGTGATTCGCTTTTGTTTTCAGTTGCGTTTTCTTTTTTAAATATTTTTTTAACTTTATCAAATATTCCCATATCTTTTTGCTCCATTATGTTCCCCATGCATTTTTAAACAATGGCACTTGTAATCTATCACTGTATCTATATCCTATCTTCATTGCCAGTTCTGCCACTGTTCTATTGTTCATAT